TAATTATAGTAATCTATATAAAATCTTTATAACTATAGATAACTACTATAACAAATACAATAACAATAATAATATTAATAAAACAGAATTAGAATTAGTTTATAATAGTAGTTATATATTAAAAGATTCTGAAAGAAAAGAATTATCTGATTTATTAGATAGAATATTAAAAATAGAAGTAACTAATGTAGAAGCAGTAATAGGACTTCTTGAAGAACATCGAAGAAGGTGTCTTGCAGGAGAAGTAGCTAGAGTTGCGTTAGATGTAGAAGATGGCAAAACTCCAATAGATTCTCTTCTTAATCTTTTTACAGAGTTTGAACATCAAGAAATAGAAAGTGTTAATGCTAGTGCAGTTGAATGGGATCTTAATAAACTATATGATTCTCAAATAGGAACTCCAGGACTAAGATGGAGACTTAAGTTTCTTAATCAGAGTTTAGGATCTTTACGAAAAGGGGACTTTGGTTTTATCTTTGCTAGACCTGAAACAGGTAAAACAACTTTCTTAGCTAGTGAAGTATCTAAAATGATTCAAGAAACTGATGGGGATATTCTATGGTTTAATAACGAAGAACAAAAGAATAAAGTTGGAATCCGTTGTTACCAAGCTGTACTTGGGGTAACAACAGACCAACTTTTTAGTAACAAAGAGAAGTATCAAAAACAATTTGAAGAGTTAACACAAAAAAGAATACATATTTATGATGTTGAAGACTCGTCTAGACCTAATAGGATTGAATCTATACTTAAAGAAAAAAACCCAGCTTTAATTATTATAGATCAAATAGATAAAATAAAAGGATTTAAAGCAGACAGAAACGATTTAGAATTAAAAGAAATATATCAATGGGCTAGAGAGCTTGCTAAAACATATGCTCCAGTAATTGGAGTATGCCAAGCTAGTGGAGAAGCAGATGGTAAACTATGGTTAACAATGAATATGGTAGATGGCAGCAAGACTGCAAAGCAAGGCGAGGCTGACTGGATTCTAGGAATAGGAAAAGAACAAGACAATACTAGTCGTACTCGTTATCTTAGTATTAGTAAAAATAAACTATTAGGTGATGCAGATACATTACCTGAATTAAGACATGGTAGTTCACAAGTTTTAATTAAACCAGAGGTTGCTCGTTATGAAGACCTATAAATATTTAGTAATTGATGTTGAAACTACAATCTCTAATAAAGGAAATCCTTTTGATGAAACAAATAAATTATGTTATATAGGATTATTAAACTCTACTTCCCATATTATTAACATTGAATATGATAATGAACCTTATGGTGATAAATTAAACGAGGTACAAAAAGAAATTGACAACTCTGAAATATTGGTTGGTTTTAATATTAAGTTTGATCTGCATTGGATTCGCAAGTATAGAATTAACTTTATGGATAAGCGTATTTGGGATTGTCAGTTGGTACATTTTATACTTACTGGACAACAGAATCCCTATCCAAGTCTTAATAGTGTCGCTGAGTACTATGGTTTGGGTAGTAAACTTGATGTTGTTGCTACAGAGTATTGGGCAAATAAAATAGATACACCTAATATTCCTAAAGATATTTTAGAAAACTATTTAGAACAAGATCTTAATTTAACTAAACAAATCTATTTTAAACAATTAGAAGAGTTAAAACAAAATCCAAATCTAATTAAATTAATTAGTTTACATAATCAAGATTTACTTGTACTACAAGAAATGGAATTTAATGGTCTATTATTTAATGAGGAGAAAAGTAATGAACTGGCTAATCAAACTGAACAAGAAGTTGATAGACTTGACGAGTTCTTGTTTCAATTTCATAATTGTCCTGGCTTTAACCCTAGCAGCAATGATCACCTTAGTGCTTTCTTATACGGTGGGTTTATTAGCCTCCGCCGTAGAGTTGCTTGCGGTGTTTTTAAAACAGGTAGTAAATCAGGTCAAGTTAAGGAACGATGGGAAGAATACCAAGTAGAATTTCCTAGACTCTTTACTCCTCTTAAAGGATCTGAGTTACAAAAAGAAGGATTCTGGTCTACAGATGAAGCTACTTTAAAGTCTTTAAAAGGATCATGGAAAGCTAGAGAAGCAAGAGAAATTCTTTTATTCCGTTCTACTTTAGAAAAAAGGTTAACAACTTATTATAGAGGATTGACTAATCTTATTAAAGAAATGAACTGGGAAAAAAACGTATTACATGGGCAACTTAATCAATGTGTAGCAAGAACAGGTAGACTGTCCTCTAGTAAACCTAACTTGCAAAACTTTGATGGAGAAATTAAACAACTATTTGGGAGTAGATATGCTATTACAAGCTGATGCTAAAGCATTAGAATGGGTTTGTGCTGCCTATCTTTCTCAAGATCAAACTGCTATACAGGAGATATTAAATGGAACTGATCAACACACAGATAATCAACTTCGTTTTGGGCTTCCTACTCGCCTCATTGCTAAGACGTTTGTCTTTCGGCTTATCTATGGTGGTTCTGCTTATAGTTATGCTAACGATCCTAATTTCACAGATGTAAGTAAACAAGAAAGCTTCTGGCAAAACATCATTAATGAGTTTTATAAAAAGTATTCAGGCCTTAAACAATGGCATGATAAGATTTTAGAAGATGCTAAACGAGATAGAAAGCTTATTATGCCAACAGGTAGGGTTTATTTCTATGAACCTGATACAAAATATGGTAGGGCAGAATGGCCTCGCACCAAGATCCTTAACTATCCAGTACAAGGACTTGGTGCAGACCTAATGGCTATAGCAAGAGTTAGTTTACGAAATAGATTACTTAATAAAGGAGGAATAAAACTTGTAAATACTGTACATGATTCAATAATACTTGACTTTAATCCTAATATGTGGGATAATATTAGTATAGTTAATTTAGTAGATAAATGTTTTAACGATATACCAAGTAATTTTACTAAATTGTTTGGTAAACCATTTAACTTGCCAATGCGAGTTGAATGTCAAATAGGCCCCACTTGGGGTAACATGGAGATAGTAAATGCAAATAACAGTGATTGATGTTGGAGCACCAAATACACATGCAGCAAAAAATGGGAGAACTTATCAGTCTCTTGAAGTTACTTATAAAAATGATCAAGGGCAAGCTCAATCTAAAAAGCTTATGTCCTTTGCTAATCCTCAAGTATTTAAAGCTGCACAAGAATGGATTAAAGGATCAGTAGTTACAGTAACAACAGAGAAAGATGCTAATGGATATTGGCAATGGATTGGTTTAGGTGGAGGAGACTCTATTGTAGCTGAATCTAAATCAGCAAATACAGGAAATGCAACAAGAGTAACAGGAAGTAATTATGAAACTAAAGAAGAAAGAGCAGCAAGGCAAATTCTTATTGTTCGTCAGTCTTCTTTATCTAGTGCAGTAGAATTACTTGGTACTGGTAAATCTGTAGCAGATGTTATTTCAACCGCTAAACAGTTTGAAGCTTATGTTTTTGGAGCCTCTCAAGGTATAGATGCTATTAATGAACTAGAGGATGACATCCCTCTTTAATGTTAGCTTTAATAGATCAAGATCTCCTTTGTTATAGATGTGCAGCAAGTGCTGAAGACATTGATGTAGGCATTGCTATATGGAGAATGGATGAACTATTAGATAGTATTCTTGTAAAAACAAATGCAACTGGTTATAGGGCTTTTCTTACTGGATCTAATAATTTTAGGAAACAAATCTATCCTGAATATAAAGCCAATAGAATTGCCCCTAAACCTAAACATTTAAAAGATTTACAACAGTATAGTATTGAAAAACTAAATGCAGAGTATGCTCCAGATACACTGGAAGCAGACGATGCCTTAGCAATTAATCAAACAGAGGATACAATAATATGTACACTTGACAAAGATTTATTACAAGTCCCTGGAAAACACTTTTCATGGGAAATTAACGGAAAAGGATGGTCTAGACCTGATACATTTCTAGAACAAACAGAGATTGAAGGTCTTAGACTGTTTTATAAACAATGTTTAAAAGGAGATTCTTCTGATAATGTTAGAGGAATTGAAGGAATTGGTGAAGCAAAATCTACAAAGTTATTAAGTTCTTGTGAAACAGAACTAGAAATGTTTAATATTGTTAGAGATATTTATGGAAATGATGAAGAGTTCTTAATGAATGCTAGAGTCTTATGGATTCTTAGAACTCCTAATGATGATTATAAAGAAAGATTTAATGCCCTTATTTAAAAGTAAACTAGAAGAAAAAGTATGGAGTGTCTTAAAAAAACATTATCCTTCTGTTAAATATGAACCATCTAAATATAAATTTATTCAACCTCAAATTGAAAGAGTTTATATTCCTGACTTTAAAACAGGGCGTCAAAACATTTATATAGAAGCCAAAGGAAAACTAGATTTAGAGACAAGAAAGAAAATGCTATGGTTTAAAGAATCTAATCCAACAATTAGAATTATATTCTTATTTATGAATCCTAGTAATAAAATAACTAAACGTAGTAAAACAACCTATGGTATGTGGGCAACTAATAATGATTTTGAATGGTTAGACTTTAGAAAGGACTGGTTAAATGGTTATAAGAAATTGTGTGCAGCATAAAGACGGATCTATGGATTTTGATTTTCATGTAGATCCTGAAGAAGGGGCTTTTTTAATGGACTTTGCTATTAAAGAGTTAGTTAGACGTGGTGTATTTACTGTTGCTACTGATATGGTAGAACAAGAGTTAGACTTATTTAAACAAGAGGGTGGTAAAGTTTCATGAGTAAAATACTTTTATTAGATATTGAGACTTCTCCAAATACAGCACATGTCTGGGGTATCTGGCAACAAAATATTTCTATTAATCAATTACTAGAGTCCTCAGAAATTTTATGCTTTGCTGCTAAGTGGCTTGGAGAAAAAGATATTGTTTTTAAATCAATTAAAAATGGTACCTATAAGTCTATGCTTAAATCTATTCATAAGTTATTAGATGAAGCAGATGCAGTCATCCACTATAATGGTGCTAGGTTTGACATACCAACACTTAATAAAGCTTTCTTACTTGCAGGAATGTTTCCTCCGTCCCCTGTAAAACAAATAGATTTACTTCGTGTAGCTAAGTCTAAGTTTAGATTTGTATCTAATAAGTTAGATTATGTAGCACAGTCACTAGGGCTTGGTAAAAAACATAAACATGAAGGACATGAACTATGGATTAAGTGTATGAATAAAGATTCTGATGCTTGGAAAACTATGGAAACATATAATAAACAAGATGTAATTTTACTTGAAAAAGTATATGAAGCTTTTAAACCTTGGATTCCTAATCATCTTAATCTATCTGTATTTGAGAATAGTCTTGTCTGTACTAATTGTGGTAGTAAACACTATCAAAAACGTGGTATACGAGTTAACTTGTCTACTAAGTATAATAGGTATCAATGTCAAGATTGTGGTGCTTGGTTTAGAGGAACAGAAAACATTGCTGCTAAAAGTCCAAAGTTTATCTCTATATCATGAAACCCTTAGCCTATCTCGTAGAAGAGTTTGATGTCAACAATGTACTTGTATGGTCTGGTCTAATGACATCAGAACCTAGAGAAATGTCTTGGTTTAAAGACTTAAAGTCCAAGATGCACAATGTTACTATTACTCCACTT